ATGCTATCCTCTCTAATGGATCAGCGGTAAAAACAATCACAGAAACGCTAGATGCCTCAGTTGCCGTTTCTGATAACTTTGGTTCATTCTGTTTCACGACAGCGTCAGCATTAACTTTATCTGAAGTCACTGAGGCTTCTACATGGAATGCTGCGCAGAACGTGAAATATATGTTCATGACTCCTCCTACCGCAAACCTAACTGACGCAGCGTCTTACTATGATGCGTTAAAGTTATTCGGCGGTACGTGCTTGAATTACAACATTATTTCTGGTCAGTTTCCAGAGATGTTGCCCATGGCGATTTTTGCTGCAACTGATTTCACGAAAGTCAATTCAGTACAAAATTATATGTTTTATCAAGCTGCTTTAGATCCGTCCGTGAGTGATTTCGCAACTTCAAATACTCTTGATTCTGAATTCACAAACTATTATGGCGTTACCCAAACGGCAGGCAATAATATTGCATTTTATCAACGTGGCGTTTTAGTAGGTCCTTCAACAAGTCCCAAAGACATCAATGTTTATGCAAATGAAATTTGGCTTAAAGATGCGGCGGGTGTAGCAATAATGACGCTTCTATTAAGCGTAGGAAGAGTGTCAGCCAACAATAATGGCAGAGGACAAATATTAACAATTCTTCAATCCGTCATAAATCAAGCATTATTAAATGGAACTATTAGTTCTGAGAAGACATTAACCATACAGCAAATTCTATTTATATCTGAAATTACGGGTGATCCGGCTGCTTATCGTCAGGTTGGCGGAATTGGTTATTGGTTAGATGTGAGCATTGCAAGTTTTGTCAATCAAAACAGCGGTCAAACTGAATTTGAAGCAACATATTTGTTGGTTTACAGCAAAGATGATGCGATTAGATTTGTTCAGGGTACGCATGTTTTAATCTAACTCATTAAAGAGAGAATATTCAAATGGCAAACAATATAAGCGGTTTTGGAGCATCAGTCAGGCTTGTTGCAAGCACAACATTTCCTGCTGGCATCACGATTACTCAATTTGCGGATGATAGCGATCCTTTGGATATTCCTTCTCTTCAGATTGCCGATAAAGCAATGGGAGTTAACGGAGATCTATATACATGGTCAAAAGCTAATCCATTGCCTCTGAATCTGAGTGTGGGGCCAGATACCAATGATGATATAAATCTCGCGATTTTGCTTGAGGCAAATCGCGTAGTCAAAAATAAGAAAAGTTCCCTTGATGATATTACTATTTCTTGCCTGTATCCAGACGGAAGCACGGCTACATATTCTGGCGGATCAATTACAGACGGTATGCCAGGAAATGCAATATCAAGTGCTGGGAGATTAAAAACAAAGACATATAATTTTGCATTTGAGAATTTTTCTTTTACAACAAAATAGGATTTAAAGCATGGCCATAGAAAAATTTTTAGAGCCGATGGAGATTGATATAGAGGACAGGAAGTTTGTGATATCAAAATTTCCGGCGATTGCCGGAAGAAAGATTGTCACACAATATATATCTAGCGGCGTCCCAAAGATTGGGAATTATAGTACTAATGAAGAAATGATGCTCAACATAATGAAATATGTTGCAAGAATTGATGATAACGGCACTAAAACTGTTCTTTCAAATCAAGATTTAATAGACAACCATGTAGTTTCAAAAACCAGTTCTTGGGAAATGTTAATTAAATTAGAAGCAAAGATGCTGGAATACAATTGCGATTTTTTTCAAAATGGGCGGATCTCAAATTTCTTCGGGGATATCGCTCAGAAGCTCCCACAGTGGATTACCAAAACATTGAAGGATTCATTGGGGCAATCGTCGCATCAGGTCACGCCACCTACAGAGAGCTAAAAGAAGATCTCACGCTTGAAGATGCTCACATGATATATGAGGTCATCGCTGTCACGCGATATAACGAATATCTGGCAGTCAAACATGCACAGAAAAAGAAATAAAGGAACCAAAAATGATTCTTGACACTTTTTTCGTATTGTTTAAATCGAATTCTGACGACCTTAAAAAAGGCGGAGAGGAAGCGGTTAAAACAACAGGCAAAGTAGAGAAGAAATTAAAAGAAGCCGAGTCAGCAAGCGACAAGCTTGGAAAGTCTTTCGGTGGAATGATAAAGCAGGCTTCTGGAGCCATCACCGCGCTTTTTACGGTTGGTGCAGTCATTGCCGGATTTAAAAATGCAATTGAGCATATCGATACTATTGGGCTAATGTCGAGGCAGTTGGGATATAGCACGGAGGTTTTAGACTCGTGGGGCGGAGCAGTTGAGAAGGCGGGCGGAAGTGCTTATTACTTTCAATACACAGTTCAATCAATGGATATTGCCTTAAAAGAAATGGCAAAGACAGGAGAGGGAGAGGCAGCAAAAGCATTTAAAGCATTGGGAATCAGCATAAAAGATGCGAGCGGTCAAGCCAAACAATTTATTGATTTATTGCCAGAGATTGCTAAATCATTTGAAGGCATGAGCAAGGCTAAATCTTCAGCATTGGGTTATAAAATGGGTCTTGATTATGGAACAATTTTGCTTTTACAGAAAGGAAGCAAAGAAATTGATCAATTGATTGCCAGAGAAAAAGAATTGGGAGTAGTAACAAAAGAGCAAACCGAGTTAGCCGAAAGATTTAAGAACCAGCAAAAGGATACATCTCACGCATTTAGATCTCTTTTTTCTACGCTTTTAATGGATATATTGCCAATCTTTGAGAGGTCGTATAAATCGCTGGAAGGGTTTGCAATCCTCGCGAGGAAGCACAAGGATTTTTTGATCGGTGCGATCGGTGCTATTGCTACAGTCATCACAGCAAAGATGATTCCCGCTCTAATACGTCTTAGTGCCGCAATGCTAACCAACCCTGCTTTTTTGCTGGCCGCAGCAGTTATCGCGATAGGAATCGCATTTGGTCTTGCCTATGAAGACATAAAAAAATTCAAGCAAGGGCATGACTCTTTGACGGGTCGTGCTTTCGCGAAGTGGCCTAAATTAGCCAAGGCGATTATGGCTATCGGAAAAGCTTTTTCATATGCGGCAGAAAAGCTTGGAGAATTTGAGTCATATTTAAATTCTGGTGGATGGACAATAAATCCTCTAAAGATGATTGAAACAATAATCGGCAGGATTGTAGATGGGTTGCAGGCAGGCTGGGATCTATGGAAACAATTTTCGGGAGCAATATCAGAAGGTTTTGAAGCAGGAAAATTTTTATTTAATATGGTCACAGGTAACGACGGCGATAAATCAAAAAATACTCAAGGCATTGCCAGCTCAATATCCTTATTTGATAAAAGTCCCTTATCTTCTCAGAGCAATAGCTCAATAGTTAACGGCGCGCAAAACAAAAGCTCAACAACCAATATTAATATTGGCCCACAAACGATAAACACACAGGCCACAGATCCAAACGCAATAGCCAATGCTTGGCAAGACAGTATGAAAAAGCAGATGAATTTTGCGCAGAGCAATTACGATGATGGTGTGCGCGCGTAATGGCTTTCCCATCGTTTCCAACACAAAATACCGCTGATACAGTTGCAGTGTTTGATAGCAATTTCAATCAGCTATTTCCTGATGCAAAAATAATAAAAGTTAACGTAAAGGAAGAGGCAAAAGTGATGGAGCATCCGCTAGAGACTGGGGAAACGGTATCTGATCATGCCATCATTCAGCCAATAGAAATCGAAATGGATGTGTTCATTAAGGGTATATCCTATAAAAATACATACAGCATTATCAATAAATTATTCCAGGATTTTTCGTTGTTGACCGTGCAGACCAATACCGGAACATATAAAAGTCAACTGATATCATCAATGCCACACATTGAGTCTTCGGATATTTTTGATGGAACAATAATCAATATAAAGACGAAAGAAGCTTTGTTTGTTGAGCCTCAATACGGAACTGTTCCTATCTCACCGAAAAGTCCAAAAAATAAATCCACAAACGACAGAGGAAGTCAAAACGGTAAAGATGCGACACCTGAAGACAACAGATCTGGCGGAGCAAAAATAGCAGATGCAGTATTTGGAAATTAAATATGATAGAAATTACATTACAAAATACACCAAATCAATCATTAACAATAACTATAAATAATGATTTTTATGACATCCTAATTAAGGAGGCGAATGGCGTGATGTCATGCTCTATATCAAGAAACGGAACCATAATACAATCAAACTCAAGAATGTCGGCGGGATATCTTATAGTTCCATATCAATATCAAGAAAGTGGGAATTTTTTCATGCTTACGGAAAATGATGACTACCCATATTATGACCAATTTGGAATAACCCAGTCATTGTTTTATGTTCCAGAATCATTGCTTGATGATTTTAGAAAAATAAATGCAAATAATTTGAACAAGGAAGTTTTCTAAAATGCAAGATATTTCAGATAAACAAAAAGAACTTGATCCACGCGTGATACGCGTTGGGATAGAAGTGAATGGGCAATTAAAAATATACGAAGGGCTGGCAATTACCGCGACAGGGACTAAATATGCAAACGCAAATCAAAATGAATGTGAAGTAAAAATAGCAAATCTTGATAAGTCTACAAGAGAGTTTATATTAACTGAAACATCACCTTTTAATAAAAATAAAACAAAGAAATTATTAAGACTCGAAGCGGGAAGAAAATCAACGGGTGTTTCGACTGTTTTTGTGGGAAATATATCCAAGTCATCTCCATCACAACCGCCCGATATTTCAATAACCTTAAAGTGTCTCACGCTAAATTATCAGAAAGGCAATGTTGTTGCGGCAGTTTCAAAAAGCAGTCAGAGCGTGAAAGATATTAGCCAAGGCGTTGCTGATAGCCTTGGCGTGCCATTAAATTTTCAGGCAGAAGATAAAGAGGTTTCTAATTACTCTTATTCTGGGGCAAGCCTAAATCAGGTTGAGAAATTGGGCGAGCTGGGAGATTACAACGCGTTTATAGATGATGCCATGCTGGTTGTTAAGGGAATGAACATACCCTTGATAAATACGCTAAAGATTGTGGATCTAGATTCTGGAATGATCGGCATACCTGAAGTCACAGAGCAGGGCATCAAGGTTAAATTTCTGTTTGATAACAAAACCACGCTGGGTGGTCGAATGAGAATCAAGAGTAAAATATATCCATCCACAAATGGGGATTATGTGATTTATAAGCTTGGATTTGAATTGGCGAGTCGTGATGTTCCGTTTTATTGGATAGCTGAAGGAAAGAGGGTGTAATAATGACGACAGAAAACACAAATGCAAATCCATCCATTGATCCAGCGAATGAAGATACTTTGCTGGGAGTGCTAAAGGTCGCGATAGGAAAAGCAATACAGGAGATGGACAATGTTTTGCCGGCAACTATAGTAGCGTACGACAGGGTGACAAATCGCGCACAAGTACAACCGCAAATTAGAATTATCAACACAAATGGTCAAAGTATTTCCCGCGCGCAGATAGCGAGCGTTCCGGTGTATCAATATGGGGGCGGAGGATTTTTGCTTAACTTTCCTTTAAAACCAGGTGCATTGGGATGGATAGTGGCTTGTGACAGAGATATTTCTCAATTTTTACAGTCATATTCTCAGGCATCGCCAAACACTTACAGAAAGAAGAATTTCTCAGATAGTTTCTTTTTGCCGGATATCATGACGGGATATACCATATCATCCGATGATTCAGACAATGCCGTCCTACAAAATCTTGATGGAACAGTTAAAATTTCTTTAGGGATTGATTCAATCAAAATTGTCGCGCCAACAATAACATTAAATTCAGAAAATCTTGTGATAAATGCGA